TTCCTTTATGAACTCTTGAACCGTACCATCTTCCGTAACAACGAGAATAACTACTTGACTGATTTCTATACCTGTTCTTTCTGCGAACATCTCAGCATAAGCTGTTCCTTGGATATAGTAATTCTCATTCCAATCGTCATTCCGTTCCTTGGTAGATGTTTTAAAGTCCATTATTGAGGGAACCCCTTTATAATGAGCAATACAGTCTGCTCTACCCGCTACCTTATATTTATCACTATAAAGCCCTGCCTCTTGTGCATAGATATCATCTATATTACACAGAACTTTGTTTTTAAGTTCAGTGAACAGACAATATGGTAGAAAATCTTTCTTATGTTTTTGCCACTCTTTGGGAAAATTGAACTCCATGTTGTTAAGGTAATCCTCACACATATGGTGAACCTTTGTTCCCCTGTTTGCAGCCTTACGAGCGACATAGTTGGCAACATCATTACCAACACGTTTACGCCACTCAAACAAGCCTTTCTTGTTACGGACTGATAGAACTGTAGTGATCGAAGGATACTTGTTTCCATCTGGTGTTTCATAAAGACGTTTACCGTCCACATTAGTTGCTTTAACTACAGGCAACTCAACTGCATTGTGTTTAAATGTCATACATTCCTCATACGTTCAACTAGGCGTCTTGCCCGATTTCTCACTTGATTATACCATCTGCTATTCATCATCTCTTTAGAAGCACGATTCCAATCGCCTTCCTCAACAGCTGCGTTCATGTTCTTAAACTTGGACAAGCGAGTACGACCCATGTTGAACATCATATTAGCAAGAATTAATTGCACTTCCGCTGGAAGGCCACCAAAATCATCATAAAGAGTATTACAGTCTGCAATGACCGATTTAACATCTTGATCAAATACCTCATCACAGCGTTCCTCAGAAACTTTTGTTCCTACTCGTTGACCGTGTTCTGGATCGTCCTCTGTAATTAGATGGCCGATACCAAAAGTCGGATAACCGAGATGATCTTTGTAAATTTTGAGAACCTTGCCCTCATCAGCGGCAATTTCCTCACGTAATATATTTAAGTCCATTATTCTAATCCTATACCTAGTTTGGCCTTGTTTATCAGGTAACTCCTGACAAAGCCAGAGCGAACGATATCTCCGATACTAAATTCGCTACAGTTAAATTCATCCATTTCTTCCAAGATTTGAAGAAAGGTATGAAGACCATTTTTCTCATTTTGTTTCATAAGGTCACTCTGACCAAAATCTCCACAAAAAACGATCTTAGAGTCTTGTCCAACCCTAGTGATTATTGTATCCAGTTCATGAAAGTTTAAGTTTTGACATTCATCTACTATAATGATACTGTTATCAAATGTCAACCCCCTTAGAAAAGAAGTTGACAAAAAATACATAGAACCTTGGCCTTTTAGCCGATCATATAAAGAATTAAATGCCTGTTCGTTAGGCATCTTAAACATGAACTGAACCATATTTTGATACGGGACTTGGTATAGGGCAGATTTGTCCTCTTCATCGCCGGGGAGAAAACCAATATCCCTCGTAGGAATTAGAGAACGTACCAATACCACCTTGTCGTATTTTGTTTTTAGATCAAAAACATCATTCAGTGCCAGATAGAGAGAAACAAATGTTTTACCCGTACCAGCTGCACCAAATAGAAATTGGTTCTGTCCTTTTTTCCATGTGTCGAAAACAACCTTTTGTGTATCAGTAATCGGTTTCACCGAAACTAGAGTTGAGGAGTTGATTTCTTTAGTCTTTTTAGTCGCCATAATGTTTCCTAAAATAAAGGTGTGAAGGGGGTTAGACGGGGGCGGCTAACCCCCTTCACTGGTGCATGAGCGGATTGACTTCCCAGCTTGCGTAGATGCTGTGCATCCCTTGCTGAAGTGTGCTTTCTCGCTCGCACCATGTTACAAAGTCTTATTTTTTCTCGCTGAAAAACCTGATCGTTCCACTGTTTTTCTGTGTTTATTAATAGCGTCCCTCGTTTTTAATTCTTGATGTGTTCTGGTTGACCCACCGAACTTATCGTCCAGTGGGGAGCCAGGATGAGCAGCAGCAATTCTCTGCATGTTCTCTTTAAATCCACCATCTGTTTTTGGCCCCACGCCCATCATGTGATCTCCCACCAGAGCAATAGGTGTATAGACTTGATTTACATGTGGGTTTATCTTTTTATATTCATCAAGTTCGCTCATTGACATGAACTCTTCATACTCTTCTTGAGTAATAGTATCGTAAAACGTATATGTTGGCATTATATATCCAGCTCCAATTGTCTAGAATCACCACCTAAAATAGCGACCTTACTATTTAGTTCATGTACTCGCACATGTAGGTCTTTAACCCTAGTTTGCAAATAATTGATTGTCTTCTGCATTTCTGCTATCTCTCGTTTCCACATATCATCCACAGATAATTCCCCCTTTTTACCATGTCTGTCTTCATGCAGCCTGCGCCCCATGTAATCCCAATAACCCTCTCTTTTCTCCATCAGAACTGTCCTTCCACCACTCTGGGGCTGATCGTGTTTTGTTCCAAGTAGCAATCTTTGCTTTCTCTATTATATAGTATTTCTGATATGCAAGTACAGTATCATCACCCTTACATTCTTCAGGCATACATTGCGGCGGATCGGTAAAAGACACCGATGGTATGTTATCTGGAGAAAATGCAAGAGGGTCAATCAGACGTTCTGTTGCATGATGTTTACCATATCGAAATGTGTACTCTTTCATGAGAGCAAGCATATGGTCATACAACCACATATATTGTTTTAGACCAGAGCGAGTCCAAATTGTACTTGGATGGTTCTTGTGAGCCATCTTGTACAATCCAACTTGATCGGCGAACTTATCACCGTCAAGAACACGATGGGCAGTCGAAAGCATTTGAGCCGACTCAAGAATCATCTTTACACAATGTTTGTCGGCCGACATTTGGGCCGCAATTACAGGGTCTTTATCGAGATAAAATATGTTCATGATTTGAGCTCCTCAAGAGTGTCTAGGATTGCGTTCATCAGTTAAGGCTCGAATAACGTAATTTTGTGCTGTTATACTTCTCCAAAAGGTAATGAGATACAGCCATACCTTTCTTCTTAGCACGTTTCACGATATAGCTTTTACGACCATCACTTAGATTATCGTAGTCTTTCACTACGTCTTTTGAATATTTTAAGTTCATTTTATTTCCCATCTGTAGAAAATGTGGTCTTGGATTTCCACAGTTTTCTGTTTCGTTTTTGCCCAGCCGGGCGTTACATAGTCTGCATGGTAGAATAAAGCACCATCCGTAATATCCAAAAACGGGAGAGTGTTGTTCAACCATGCTTTCGCATAATCTAGAAACCGAATGTATGTTTCCTCATCTTTAGGTACATCAGACTTCCCATCACAAAACCAACTAAATTGGCATCTATTCTTAACAGGATAGTACACTGCATCATTTTTGTCAAGGGTCTTTTTAGTTTTCCAAGACTCTCTAGTTGGCCCTTGTTCGACCACGGCACATATGGTGTTAGGAAACCTCTTATCATTTACCCGATTGAAGACCACACCTGTAACCGCAAGGATACCAGCGGTGCCTTGATTTCGAGCCTCATGATACATATTTAATGCCAGACATTCAGCAGAACGAACCATGTAAGGATCGGCATTAGACGAACTGACAGGAAACAATATTGCTCCTGCCAGTAAAGCTGCTTTTAATTTAAAATTCACCTAGTTGTTCCTTCAAGTATGTTTTCGCATAATCACCAGCCATGGTTGACCGAAAGAACTTATCAGCATCTGCGGCTACCTCTTCAATGGTGAACTCTGAGTCACCACCGTAGAAGTATCCATCACAGAACTCCTCGATATCCATCATATAGTTTTTCATCTTACTCATATCCATACTCCTTCATGAACAGTTTAGTTAACGGGCCCTGCATCCGATAGGCTTCTACTTCCCACGGCTGTTTTGCATATTCAGTGTTCTTGTAATTACGATACTTACCGTCCTTACACTTCCACAACTGCTTGTAACCACCTTTGAACTTGTCTTTCATACGACCTGTGGCGCCCTGCCACACATGCACCATTTCGTGAATGATGGTTTCAATCAACTCTTCTTCACCAACCAACTTACGCAGCCGATGATCAATTTCTATGATAAAGTCACGATCATCATCCCCACGGTAACAAAAACCATGAGCACCATCTTCTATTGTCTTAGTGAATTTAAGATCAATATCCAACACACGATGGCGAGGCATTAAATAGTCCATGCACCACCAGATAATCTCATCTGCTAGTTCACGGTCTTTTTTGCGACCACCTGTAACTTCGATACCAATCATTGATAACTCCTTAATCTCTTATCTTATATACAGAATACCACACTAAAGGCCCATAGTCAAGCAAATAATGGCACACTAAGTCATTGATATTAAAGAATTTTCAAAAAAAGTTAGACTCCTGATGCGGAACCCTTGACCTGATCGTAGGTTTCATGTTCAATCAACATGTAATCATCGTTCCAAAAGAACGCTTCCTTGACTACATTCTGGGACAATCCCTTGTAAGCCTTGTGTAGGGACTTATCTTTCGCAGCAACCAAAAGTTCTGCTTCAGAAGGATGCAATCCCTCTAATAGTTGTACGAACATAGCTTCTCGTTTATTCTGGGAAATTGCTCCATTACCACCACGAATGAAGTTATACAGTTT